CCACCAATCTTCACACTAGGTATCGGCTTCCACCTGGAACGTCTGCTGGTGCAGCAAATTCGCCGCCGCCGCGACGTGACTGACCGCTACCTTGCAGCACTCGCCACATGGGAGCAGGCCACCGAAGACGCCACTACCCATCCCGACTACAGCAAATTATTGATGAATCAAATTTGGGAGAAATTGGTATCACTCAAGGCGAACAAAGAGTTTGCCGACGCTAACGCACGCTTTAAAATAACAGCGGTGCAGCGTGAGATGGAGCGCGACCTGTGGACCGACCTGGAACACATGCCCACCACGCCGCCACCCCGCACGGAGGAACGGGAACACCGCCCCGAAGTCCCTTTTGGCAGCTATCGCCACGCACAGGCCGCACCCGTAAATACTCAACCAACGCCGAACGGCAACGGGCATACCGACGAAGAATAAAAGAAGAATTGAATGGAGAGTAAAATGCGTAACAAATGGGAAAACTCATCACCACCCAAGATGGCGTGCATAGCGTGCAATTCATACCTGGTCGCAGAGGATGGTTACGAGCGGTTTACAGGCCAGCAGTTCGAGCGTTTACCGATTTATATCTGCCTAAGTTGCGGCGCTGAATGGGGGCCGGGCATAGACGCAGCAGACGACGACCAGCGACAGCAACAAACCGATTAAAAGGAGCAATCATCATGAAATTAGACTACTTCACCGAGATCACAATAAAGCTAATCCGGGCTGGATACCTTGAGCCACACCAACGCTACGGCCTGCGTCCAACTCGCAAAGGTGCCCAGGTAGCATCAGCACATCTCAACACCAACGACATCGCAGCCCATACACATTCAGCCTACATCGAGCAGCAACAAGAGAAAGGACGCACCATCGAAGCAGCATATCTTGATGCAACAATGTTCATCCTAATTGATATGTACCGCAGCAACCAACTACCGGAGCAACAAACAGAATGAACAACGAAGAAAAACGCGCACTCATGGACAAGGCAAACGAAATACTATTAGGCATAGCCCAAAATCTGGAAATGGCGAAAACAGCACATGATCCACATCCAATCGAAAAAGAATATCTTGACTACTGCCTCTCAGGGACATGCGGCAGGGTATACTACATCGACTATGAAGGGTGGGTATGGCTGCCAGTCCAAAACGCAGAACAGGCAACAATCATCATCGACACACACGGAGACAACGAATGAGCATAGTACGCTGTCCACAATGCTCGAGTGAACGCACCTTGACCCTAAGTGTCGAACATGACGAAAAACACGAACTCAGAGATGATCATCGGTATATCTTGTACTCATCAACCTACCAGATGGCATGTGAAGATTGCGGATACCACTGGGAAGATTGGGACACAGACAAGATCATAGAAGACCTATAACGTTACGAAATAAGGAGATAATAGCACGATGGACATAAATAAGGTGCGCCGCGCCATCCTAGCAGATGAACACGACAAACACCAATCTATGCGCCTATGGCTGCTGCAATACGCCGCCAATGGTCGCCTCAAAGACATCTGCACCGCCGCGCCGATCCACATCGCACGCCTACGCGCCTTCATCAATAAGACAGATAATCCGCTGGACACGGAGCATGAAAGACTACGCAACGCCTATCAAAGTTTAGAAATTGATTCAGTATTTGACGATCCAGACTGATCGTAACTGCCAAGCACGGTACCGAAAACCCGCGTAATCCATCGGTGCCGTGCTGACGAGTTCAACACTCATCGGCCTCTGTAAATTGCCATTCAACCGGGGATCTAGTTCCACCGCCGCCGCAAAATTATCAAACATCGTGATCAACTCAGACTGCACCGGGTCAGCCACACCAGCCCCCAGGCCCCTTTCAATGAGCCAGATATTACATGCCACCGTCCAGCGAAAATCACCGCCGAATTCATACGGTGCGTAACCCTGCCCACCGATCCCCTCCACACGCACTAGAGCCATAGGTAATTGTTCGGCCAGCAACGGCCCAGCACCAAGCGTATCCTGACTGGTCACGGTGGTAAAGCCGCTAGGCGTCCATGTCTCAAATTGCGTGATCGCCGCCGCTAACGTCATGATCGCCGCCTGTACGTTTCCAACCGTGCAATGATCCGCTCCGGGACCATATCCTGCTGCACCACAAGCCCGGTCTGTCGGCTGGCAATAAACGCTTGACCACCGCTGCCACTCTGCCGCGACATGTACAAATATTGTCCAAGCTCCAGGCTAATGGCCTTGATCGCGTCCGCACCCCAGGTCGTATACCACGCACCCCGCACTTTAATGAAATCCGTGTGACTGGTCCACCTGCGCTGTGTGCCGAAGCGCGTCAACTCCAAACCGATAACGTCGCCACCTGCACCAAGCAGCGGCCTAACATCATCATCAGCAAGATACCGTCCTTCAACTTGCACACCCGCATAGGTACCCCGCGCCATATCCTCATAAAACATCAAACGCCGACCACCAACATGCAGCGAGCTAGCGTCATACTCCCGCAGCAGGTCCACACCATCCAGGTTATCACTCACATAGATCGTCGTACCTTGCAGATGTGGAGCAGCCGGGCCGCCAGCACCGCGCACCACCGTAAGCTGATCGGCCAAACCCTCAACGCCGCTCACATACATGATCTCAGTGCCCACCCGCAACAACTGACCAACCTGGAAGCGGCCAATCCCCGTGACCGGATCAACCGCGTCCGCATTAGTGACCAGGAGCGTCGTCTCTGTCGTGTCCAGTGGATCATTTTCAACCGCATCACCACTATCACGCCATACCCGTTCACGGCTTGTGTCAATCTGCCACCGCCGCCCGGTGTACCCCTCGATCCAGTCTTTGACACCCGCAGCGATCCCCGCCGTGTAGTCATCAGATCCCGTGATGCCCAAATACGTCTTAAGTTCTGCTTCCGTCGCAGGTGCCAAAATTGCATTGTCCTTTCGTTAACACCGGCAGTTCCAGGAGCTGCCGATGTTAATATTCAATCTTAATGCTTATGCGCTGAAGTCGTAGCCCCACGCAACCGAGCCGTCTTCCATGCTCTGCAAGTCCAGCCGCAGACTCACACTCATGCCGATCATGTCCGTGTGCGCCGGCCGGCTCATTTCCATCGTCACATCACGGCGCAGGCCAACCATAAGCGAGGGCCGATGAATAAACAGCAGTTGATCATCCACACCGCTGGTGTGGTTCTCCGGGTACAGACCATCACCGTCTGTGAGTTCCAGTTCATCACTCACCACCACCGGGATACCCCGCCAGTTACCGACCTGTCCAGTGAGCAGCACCGCACGATCCCCAAGTTGGTCATAGGTCTGGAAGTTGGTCAATGCCAACATGTCATACATCAACCCCGGTGAGCAGACCGCCACGATGTTGGCAATGTCCAAACCGATGATACCTCGTCCGCCCATCAAAGCACGCAGTACCAAATCATCGGCCACCGTCAACGCCGCGCCGAAGTCATTGGTATTAGAGTCCGCCTGTGCAATACGCCGCAGCCCATCGAGAACCAGCGCACTATCCCACTCTGTACCGGTAGGGTCTGCGCTATGGCTGATGTTCGTAGCCCCTGTGCGCTCATCACCGTTCAGCAGCACCCAATCGACATCACGCGCCACATTACGTGCAAACTGCTGACTCAGCATGTTCGCCGTATCAATGCCTGCATCCTCGAACAGTTCCAGGCTTTCGAGCGTCAAAACACCCATTTTGTTAGCCAGGAACGTCACCTTGCTTGTGGTCGGCTTGCCATCCGGGAAAACGCTAGCAGCCAAGTCAGCTTGTGCCCGGTCCGATGCTTCCGCAACCAACCGCAAGCGCGGACCACCGGAGATAATCGGGTAGTCATACGGATTGGTCGGGATCATCATCGAATTCAGCAAGCCCCACACCCGTGACGCCATGCGAAACTCATAGTGCGCCACACTGCTCAACATCGTCGGCACCAGCTCGTCACCACTACCAGCGAGGTCACTTTGCATGGCTTCGTTCGCACGCAGATGGGGCACAACGTCATGCCACGCCTGATAAGCCTGCGCGTCAATAGCCCGGATGCCTGGATCATCAGGCTGTTGTTTATCATACGTGCGCCGAATTTTGTCAACCAGCGCACGCATGAACTCATTATCACGCTGGTAGGGCTTAAACGCCGTCTTATTGTTCGCACGATGCTTTGCTTCTTGCAAGCTGTCGTGCCAAAGCATGCCCCATAACGTAACACCGTCATACCTGTGGCTGACCTCAATCGTCGGCGTGGTCGGCGGCGGGTCAGTCTGCGGCAGCGCACGCAGCGCGGGATCTTGCACCGTCTCAACCAATGTGTTGACCGTCTCTGTGAGTGTCGTAACACTCTGCTGTAGCGCGGTGACATCCACCGTCGCCCCTTGTGTTTCCTCTTGTGGCGGCGTACCGCCATTTGGTATAGGCATAACCCATCTCCCTCTCTTAAGATTTTCGTCACTTGCTTGAATATCTGCGCCCGGCCAAACCGCACGCAGGTGATTCACTGTAGTAGTTCCAGGCCAGCTACCAGCCTGATCAACGTCGAGGATACTACCCTCAACCAACGGCCACCGCTCCACAAACCCATCATCCTTACGGATAACCGCCAGATGCGGCAACGTCGCACTGGACCAAGCCCCACGGCCACGGCTCACCAGATCATGCGCCCGGTGCCCGGCTTCGTTATCTTCCAGCTCAGCTTCAGCGTATAGCCCGTTATCGCGCAGTTCAAACGCCAGATCCAAAAGCGTCCCACCGCGCAGAATATTGCCAGTCAGCCCATGCACGTACATCACAGGCCGTTCACGGAACAGGTCAAACGCAAAATCACTCGTCTTGTTCCACCACGTCCGGTACTTGTCTTTCACGTTGAACGGGACCAGTATCCCGCCCACTCGATTTCCACCCAAAGCTCGCAGGTACATCATCCCATTCACTCCCTTGCTTGGTTTCCGCGCCCATTTCTTCGCGGATTTCATTGGCTGTAAAAACAGGCATCATAGCCTGATACTTCCACCGCTGCTGATCCCAATCCGCAGCTTCTCTACGCACATCCGCAAACCGTGCCGCCAGCGACCCGGAGCGCGGCCAAAACTGCATCACTTCAGGATTTAGCCGATCAGCAACATCGCCAAGTTTCTGGTAGACCATGTGGAGGAACTGACGTTCAGCCACCCGCGCATGAGCTTCTGTGCTAGTCTCGCTCAGATAACCCAGGGGGATACCCATGCTCTCGTAGACCTCGCGCCGCGTCATCTCCCGCAGCTTCTCAAAGCCCATATCACTAGGCTTCAACCCAGCGTCATGCCACAGCGTTTCCCCAGCTTCAGCCCGAACCACCGCCGTGCGCCGTTGATACGCATGTTTCGCGTTCAGTTCCATCTCGATCCGCTTCATATCAGCATCACCCACACTCTGCGGTATCACGAAGATACCCACAGGCACGCCCACGCCATCACCGAAAAATTCACGGTTCCACTCAATCGCACTATGATCCGCAATGACTGAGACCATCAACGCCTCTAGTGCAGGCAGCCCCCAATATTCGTTGAACGGGTTCGGCTTTTTGAAGTGGACGATGCTCTCAGGCGACAGCTTGTAGTAATGACCCAACACGCGGTACTCGTAATATTCCACACGTCGCGTAGTTCCAGGCACAATCCGAATGTTTGCCGGGTGCAGCAGATGAACCTCATCCGGTGGTCCCATGCCCGATCCAGCCCGTGACCAGTACCAAAACACATTCCCGGCCAGCTCGTAATACGTGAAATGCTGATGCCAAAATTCCCGCGTAGATGTGTAGCTGTTAGGCGACCCATACGGCCCAAGCATCTCCAAGAGGCCGTGATTATCCATCCGTGCTGTGGCGTCATCTCTACGCACTACCTTTAACTCAGCAGCCCTGCACGCCTCAGCAATCCGGTTAACCGCCGTATACACCCAGGGTGATAGTGCATACGGTGCGATGTGCCGCTGAACATTGGGCGTGCTACCACCAAAGAGCAGCCGCCCCTCATGGTTTTGTCCAGGTCGCCCCCGATAGGCCGTCACTGAATTAGTAGGAACAGGCACACGCGGCCCCCATCGACCAATAGCTTTATGATCCAAGCTCATGACAACCTCTCTATAGTTTCGCTGATGACATCACGCCGCGTCTGGTCCGCAGGGTCCGCCGTGATAATGTCCACCGTCCGCTTAAATCCGAAATGATGCGTTGCAACGCTGGCCACATCAATACAGTCATCATGTTGAGCAACATCCGGGAACCCAACGTGTTCCTCAATAAAGTAATCCCCGGTCTCGCCTTCACACACCAGCAGCCCCCGCCGCCGCACTAAATCCGCATGCACCTGAGCGCGGCTTACCTTGTCTTTAGGCATACTGACCTCATGCAATTGGCCCATCATCGCAGGCTTTTCAGCCTTCACCGTCTGCACCGCCAACAGTTCCAACAATTGCTTTGGCAGCGCGTAATCGTCATCCGGGTACTCGTCCATCAGTTCCAGCAGCTTCGCCTTAGCCTCTGGCCATTCGGCACGAAAACGGTGCAACTGGTACAACCGCAATGAGTCACCGCGCTTAACCCACCGGGCGAAGACGTTGTAATCACTACGATCATCGTCAGTCATCGCTAGATCAATGGTCCAAGTTGGTTTACTATCACCAGCAGCAGGCTTGTACCGTTGCGGGTCAAACCGAACGAAATCACCCTCAACGAACATCGGCACTTCACTGATGGTTGGCCGCTGTTGGTACAACGCTGCAAAATAGCGTTCGCTCAATCGCTGCACCGCCAGCAACTCATTACGGCTTACCCGTTCAGCCCACAAGGCTTCGCCTTCCTCGCGGCCAAGCGGATCATCTTCCTCAGCCAGTGCAGACAAAACCAAGGTCTCCCACTGGTCCGCTTGCGCGTCTTTCTTCGCAAGGTCGAGCAGCCGTCCCGCCAGATCGAGCGGATGCCAGCGCGTCATAATGATAACCACTGCTGCGCCTGGGTGCAGCCGCGTTCGCGCCGCACTGAGATACCATGTGTAAATGTTTTCCAGCACCGTGGGCGATTGCTCATCACCCTCTTTAACCGGGTCGTCGATCAGCATCAAGTCGGCACCATGCCCGGTGATACCACCCTGGACGCCAACCGATTTAAACCCGCCGCCTTGGGGTGTCTTCCAGTCGTCCAGGCGACTGCGGTCAGGGTCTAATGCCATATGCGGAAACAGTCGCCGATACATAGAATCATCACGAATAATCGCCCGTATCTGCCGCGAAAATTCATTACTGAGCGATGAAGCATAACTGATGTGGATGATCTGCTTATCCGGGTTGTTCGCCAACCAGAACGCCGCAAACAACACCGACGCCATCAGGCTTTTACCGTGACGCGGCGGCATACTAATCTGTAGCCGCGTAATCTCACCAGCAAGAACACCATCCAGCTTTTCACCAATCAACTCATGATGACCAGCGGTAATCCAGTCAGGCCGCACAAAGTCGCAGAAATCAATCATCCTGCGCCGTGCCAATTCCTCATCAAGCGATTGCTTAAAAAAGAACGTCGCTACTTGGTTGATCTGTGCTTCTGTCGCCTTCTCGTCTATTTGACGAAATGGCGTCGTCTGCTGTCTTCTGTAACCAGACATTAGCCCTTGCCTTCGCAATCAATAAAACGTCTGTCGGCACATCAGTAAGCGGTGTTTGAACCTCATTACCGCCACTCTGCATCAACATCTCGATAGCCCGGATGCGTGCGCTATCGCTGTTCCCGAACATCGCCACCTGCACCAGCGCAATCTTCATAAATTCCAGGAAATCCGCACTGTGCAAAATTTGGCGTGAACTCTCCCACCCCGGATTAGGCTGCTGATTGACATCAATTCCCAGGATTTTTCCCATTACGTCGCCTCGAAATATCGCTCTAAACCGTACTCGACACGGTGCCGCCCACTGCCCATATCAATCCGCTGATACTCACTCGTGATGATGTAATCCAACGACGCATCAGCCGGGCTGGAAGCAAGATTGTTCTGAATGGCAATCCGCGTGTAAATGTCCCACTCCCATGCGTATGACAGATTTTTTGTCTGGTCAAAAGCGATCATGTCATAACCTGAACGCGGAACACCGTATGTACTAATCAACCAATTAGAAGCCGTCTCAACATCGCGTAAATCGTCAAAATACGGTATCTGTCGATGCAACGCACGAACGCCATACTGCTGGATGCTGACATTGTCAGTCTCAACGATGTTGAACGGCTGCCCACGCACCAAAGCGGTGCCATCGACCTGCAAACGCAAGTACACATCCGCAGCAGTATTCTTATTAACGATGACCTCTAACATCGTGCCTCTATTAACCCAACTCACTGACAAATTGGCAGTATAGTTAATGCCAGCGTTATTACGAAACTCAAAGCCCCAATAATTTTGGCCGAGGCCAACGCCATCAGGTCCATCAATCGCCGTGACGCCATACACCTGGAGCCAATCCTGAGAAACGCGATAGCGGACGTTAAAAACAAACTGCGAACCGTTCGGGCCACTCATCAAAAATTCTTCAGCGGCATTGTCAACAACCCGCGTGTTCGTGTCCTGTCTCCGCACTTGCAGCGGCAAATTAACATAGTTGAACATCTCGTTCGCATGTGACCAGGAGCCATCAACAATATCGGTACTGTCGTCGATGGTCGCCGTACTCGTCACAGTCTTGGGATGCGCCCAACCGGACATCAACCCCTCACGGGTAATCCAGCACCGCTGAATAGTCATCCAGCCAAGCTCACGCAAAATCGGGGCAATAAAGTCACCATCATCGACGTTGTCACTCAGGTAAGCCACCTTCGTGGAACCACTGTCACTGTCAATAGTGCTAGACTGATCGTAAAACACGCGCTCATAAAACGGTGCAGGGGGATTGCCGATCTGGTCCGCAATCTCACGAAGTAAATCATGCTGATCTGCGTCAAGTAACAATGCGTCATAGTACGGGGCTTCGTACCACAACCGAGCGGCATCAGTCAGCCGCACGCGCACGCGGTCTGAGTGTAAATCACCCTTCTGATGATCAATGCCCAGGACTTCGAGTTTCGAGATAACGTCCCAATCACTCATGTTTTGCCGCGCCGTGATCAATGACGCGCCAATCGTAATTGGTGAGTTATTCGCCCATCCAGGCATATAACTATTCCATCCATCAAGAACCAACTCACCAGTGCCAACAACGGCCACGGGTTGCGCTGTGCCCTCAAAGCCACGGTTCCATTCAATGCTCACGACATCATCCGTAATAATGTCGTCGTTCGGATCATGCACCCAAAATTCATCAGGATAAGCAAAAGCATCATCTGTAATCATGAAACCTTCAAGAAAGGCACCACCATTAGAAAGGGCGCGCCGAATACGGAAAGTAATTTCAGTGCCAGCGGCGACGTTCACTCTCAGCGTCCGCCTTGTCACACCAGTACCACTAAGAACAGATAATGCACCCCTAAATGTGGCACCTTGATAAATCTGAAAATTATACGAACCAGACAACAACTCATCCCAATACGTGAACTTCAAGAAACCAGTGGAACCAGGAACAAAACCTGTGTCCAATTCAACCCACGTACCAGAAGAAGGTAAGTTAACAAACCAGCGCTCAAGACCATATCGTGTATTAGCACCTTGAACCGTGGCAGCCGCACCACTGGTCGCGCCAATCGTCAAACGCCGATTAGTGATCAGGTTCGGAGTCGTGTAAGCCGTAGGATCACTCCACAAGTGCGCCCATCCGTCCAGGTCACTATCCACGACAACGCGATACGTTTCAGACATGATCGACCTCCAACCTGATCCGACGCTGGATAAAATCAGGAAGCTCGACAACCACACCAAAATTTTTCCAGAATTTTTCCAAGCCATAATCTTCACTCACTCCGTTCTGCGTTCCAACATTCTGAGAAATGATCTTCGTCACATCTTCTGTTGGTAGACGCAATCCTTTGAGATGTGTGAGCGGTGCTTGCTTATCATCAACATCAATGATGAACCCCGCATCACGCAGCTTCTTTGACCACGCGCTCATACTCGCACTGCTCGTGAGCGACGTGTTGTTCGCATTACGCCCATGCTCACGAATGATACACAAATGCCAGTACGCCGCAGCAGCACCACGCCCGAACACATCACGCAATCGCACCATCTCAGGTACACGCATGTCGATAGCATCTTTGTGCAGACCCACTAATTCAAGGTATCGCGCCAACACATACAACGCACGCCCTGGACGCAGCAACTCATCAACCGTGTTCTCACAATCAAACCAGTGTTCACACATGTACTTAACTGCGTTCTTATAGTTGCTCACCTCGAAGCGCAGCCATTGCCCATCGAGCGCAGCCTCTTTGCTCTTATCGTAGATCTTCACCCACCGACTCGCATTCTTCCACACCACGCCAGATGTATCGAAATCCGCCCGGTTCATCCGTGCAAGATGCACATCCTTAACCGCAGCAATATAAGTCGCCACGTCTGGATGAACCAACCACGTCCAAGCGTAGTCAATGCGCGTGCAATGCCACTCACGCACTGATGGTAAATTCAAAGAGAACGTCTCAGCAATGACCGCATCTAGCGCGTTCAACGCATCGTCCACCGTCTTTGTGTGGATGATCCTGTATGCGTTGATCAACTTCTCAAGTGAGACCTGCACACGGAGCAGGCATTGCGTGGGAAAGTAGGTAAACTGGGGTTGATAGTCCTGCTGATCATCCGAGTTGATCCAATACCGTCCAGATTGGCGACCACTCCCGAAATCCTCATACACAGCACCACCATCAAATAACGATGCGTCCAGATGCCGCACGTAGGTATATGCAACTAGCGTATCGTACATGCCAAACCATTCCAGGAGGCAGGCACGGACAAGGTGTCTGTAGATGCCGGATAGTGGGAAAAGCTTAGCATTTGTCCGTACCTCCCTTCTAAACTCGTATGCCGTGCAGATAATGGCCTTCACATTGGGCCGGGTTATCGGTGCGGTGACCCGCACCGTTGACGTTCGTGGCCGCTACGCAGGCCACTTCACGCGCCAGGGCACCCGCCTTCGTTACACTGCCCCCGTGCCCTGATCGCAAATGTCCCATGTTCAGGCCATGCTCACTCGCTGGGACGCAGCCCCTCACCCCGCCTGACGCCCAGCTTCGTTCGCATTGCGGTGCGCCGATCACAGGCGCGGCTACGCCCGCCTGCGCTGCGGCGTCCGTGCCGCTTACGCTCAAAACCACCACGCCGCGCTTCGCGCGGCCCCCGACCACCACCCCTATCGGCTCCGCTCAAACGTCGCCGCCCGGCTTCGCCGAGGAACCCTGATCGGTATCAGTAGGGGAAACGCGCCGACTATCAAGAAATCGCTGATGCTCACGCCGTAACTCGCCGACATCAACAGGCCGCGTGTCCCCCTCAGTGTCGTTGTCGATAACGGTATTATCGCTGCCACGGAAGTAATAGCCCATCACCACACCAACGAAGGTGGCGACAAATTCCGGGACGTTCTGCCCGGTGACAACGAGGTATGCCATCACACTCACCAGCACCACAACGACAAATGCCTGAACAGTCTGCGGCGATGTCAACTGGGCAAATATCGCGCTACCCTGTAGACGCTTGGTTGTAGTGGTGGTTTGTATGGTGCTGAAGAAAGACATGCTGATCTCCATCCGTCGCGCCTTCCAAGCCGTGCGCTTTATCGCTCTTTACCGAGCGATAGCCGCGCCCGACATCCCAGGCGTATCAACTATTAAAATCAGCCTATGTCTTTTTGAACATCTATACAATTTGAAAAGAGTTAATCAAAAATTTGCACACTGTTAAGTCTTATTTCAGTTCTGTAGTTTTCTCTTAGTAATTACTCAGGGGTTCCGCGCCGTCGCGGTGTTTGTTTTCGTGGGATGATGGAAGGGTCACCAGAGGTCACAAAGACACAAAATTACTTCGTAAAACGCTGCGTCTAGGCATGTAATCGGCAAGGTGTGCGCAGGTCATGAACACGGTTACGCGCTCCGCTATCCGCTCGTGTGCAGGCGCACACTTCGATCAGCATCAAACGCAATATTACATCTCACCTTAACGACAAGTGCTGCTTTCCTCGTGTGCTGGCA